GGATAGACCACAATAAAATTAAATAACTCTGAACGTTCAGAGAGTCGAAAATAACTCTCTTTAAAAAAATGGCTTTTCAATCTTCTGTAAACCCTACTCAACTTACTCAGTTGGGTCAGGCTAATCTAGCTGGCGATAAGCGAGCACTTTATTTGAAACTCTTCTCTGGAGAGATGTTCAAAGGCTTCCAACGTAACACGATCGCCCGCGATCTTGTGATGAAGCGTACACTTAAGAACGGCAGGTCTTTGCAGTTCATCTACACTGGTCGTACCAAGTCTGAATTCCATACTCCTGGAAACAGCATTCTTGGTGATAGCAACAATGCACCTCCAGTGGCTGAGAAGACGATCACCTGTGATGATCTTCTGATCTCCAGTGCATTCGTCTATGATCTTGATGAGACTCTTTCTCATTATGATCTCCGCTCAGAAATTAGTCGTAAAATCGGCTATGCTCTTTCGGAAAAGTATGACCGTTTGATCTTCCGTGCTATCACTCGTGGTGCACGTGCAGCATCTCCTATTACTGCTTCTGGCTATGTTGAGCCAGGTGGTACTCAGGTTCGTGTTGGTACTACTACTAATGCTTCTGATGCATATTCTTCAACTGCTTTGGTTTCTGCATTCTATGATGCTGCCGCTGCAATGGACGAAAAAGGTGTGTCTCAAGATGGACGTGTTGGTGTTTTGAACCCACGTCAGTATTATGCACTGATCCAAGCTGTTGGTTCTAATGGTTTGATCAACCGCGATGTTCAAGGTTCCGCACTGCAAGGTGGAGAAGGAATCGTGGAGATTGCTGGTATCAAGATCTACAAGTCCATGAACATTCCTTTCTTCTCTCAGTATGGTACTAAGTACGGTACTGGTTCTGCTACTAACCCTGGCGTTACCGATCCTGGTAACACCGGTACGTTCGTATCAGAAGCTGTTGAAGATGCTGCTAACGATGTTGCTGGTATCAACAACGAGTACGGTGAAGAAACCGAATTCGCTAATAGCTGTGGTCTTATCTTCCAGCGCGAAGCTGCTGGTTGTGTTGAAGCTATCGCTCCACAGGTGCAAGTCACCAGTGGTGATGTTTCTGTGATCTATCAGGGTGATGTCATCCTTGGCCGTTTGGCTATGGGTGCTGACTTCTTGAATCCAGCTGCTGCTGTTGAACTGTTTGCCGGTACTGCTACCAAGCCCGCCGCATTCTAATTTTTCTTATATGGGAGTCCTTTCGGGGGCTCCTTTTTTTTAATTCTTTATTGAGAATAATACTCATTATCTAACTATGGCCTTCCCTACTACTGGCTCCAACACTGAGCTACAAGCTGTTAATCAGATCCTGGCGTCAGTTGGTCAGGCTCCTGTGACTACATTAACAACTGATGAAATTTTTGTTATTAATGAAGTTTCGACCTTTACTGGTTCTATTTCTGGTACTACTCTAACTACAACAACTGCGGATATTCCAGTTGGTGCTTATATTACTGGAAACACTGTTACTACTGGAACATCTATCGCTGTAGCAGGTGTAGAAGTTTCTCCAGCTACAGATCCTGTGACATATAATTATACTATTAATATCTCACAAACTGTTGCAAGTCAAACTTTAACACAATCCGTTGCTAAAAGTAGAGTTGAATCACAAACCAACCCGGACGTTGCGATTGCACTCAACACCCTTAGAGAAGTATCTAAAGAGGTACAATCAGAAGGATGGGCTTTTAATAAAGAATATGATTACCCCCTTACACCAGATTCAAACAATCAAGTAATTATTGCTAATAACATACTTCAAATTGATTTGAATGAAACTTATACACAAAATAGAAGTAGAGATAGTGTGATTCGTGAAGGTAAACTTTATAATAAAACTGCTCATTCCTACACTTGGACTGATGAAAAATTATATGCAGATATTATTTGGTATTTTGACTGGGCAACTATTCCTACTCCAATTGCTGCTTACATCGTAGCAAGAGCAGCTACTATTGTATCTAGTCGTCTTATTGGAGATGTTAATCAATATCAATTACTACTACAAAAGGAATCCTTTACTAGAACTGTCGCTTTAGAATACGAATGTAATCAAGGTGATTATACTTTCTTTGGTTCTCCAAAAGGTGAAAACTTTTATCAAAGTTACCAACCGTACCATACCTTGCAACGCTAATGCCAGCAGTAACACAATTAACACCTAATTTTCTAGGTGGAGTTTCACGACAAAATGATGACAAAAAATTTCCAGGTCAACTAACTGAATGTATTAATGGTTTGCCAGATGCAACATACGGTTTGACAAAAAGACCTGGTATGAAATTTATTAATTCATTGAAAAAAGCGGATGGTTCTAAATTTACTAAAAGTGAATTAGCTGATGCTGTCTGGTTTTCTATTAATCGTGATGAACAAAAATCATACATTGGTGCAATAAAAGGTTCAAATATTTTTGTCTGGACTGCTGATACTGGAACTTTTTGTACTGTAACTAACAATGCTAGTTCTTATTTAAGTGGTTCTGATTATCACTTTAGAAGTATTCAAGATACAACAATTATAACTAATAAAGATACAACTTGTGTAATGCAAGATAAACCTACCACTTTTGTAAAAAATTCTGAGGCTACTTTAAAACTAATATCACTTGTATCTGGTGATGTACATAAAGTTAAAATTCAATTTCAAGCAACCACACCTGCAGTCGCAATAGCTACAGTACAAGCTGGTGCTGACTATGAAAGTTTTTTAAGTGATACCCATGCTAGTCATGATTTATTTGGTGCTATTAAAGCTGCCCTAGAAACTGCACAGACTGGTACTGTTCAGTCTGAATTTACAGGTCACTGGTATTTAGAATCGTATAAAAATAGTATTGTTATTAGGCGTACTAATGGTAATGGTGCTAATGCTGTTATTACAGATTACTCAACACCAGTAGGTACACCTTTAAGTTTTAATATTAGGGTTACAAAAGCTGGTATTAATAATGCATCTTTAGAACGCTATAGATTTACAGCTGATGATGTTTCTAAATTAGCATTAGAATCTTTTCATGGTAGAATTGTTAAAATTTTAAATGATGATGGACCTGATGATAATTATTTTTTAAAATTTGTTGCAGATGATTCTGTTAATGGTCCTGGACATTGGGAAGAAACTATTAATCCTAATGTAAGTGTAGGTTTTGATGCAAGTACATTCCCACATCAATTGTTAAGAACAGCAGATACTACTTTTGTATTTAGTTCTATTAGTTATGTAAATAGAGCAGCTGGTGATGATACTACAAATCCACCACCATCAATTTTCAATGAGAGCTCAAATGCATCAGGTTGGTCTGGTAAGAAAATTAAGGCTACGTTTTTCTATTCTAATAGATTTGGATTTCTATCTAATGATGACATAATCTTTAGTCAAGCAAATAACCCTTATAATTTTTTTGCTAAATCAGCACTAATACAAGTTAGTGGTGATCCTATTGATTTAAATGTATCAAGCATTAAACCTGTTGTTCTAAATGATGTATTACCATCTAGCCAAGGTTTACTTATTTTTAGTGAACAACAACAATTTCAGTTGTATAGTTCTGATGCATATTCTTTAACACCAACTAATTGTGGTATTCGTAGTGTCTCTAATTATGAGATGAATCCTAATGTAAGTCCTGTTGATATTGGAAACAGCTATGTATTTTTAAGCACTGCTGTAAATTCTAGCAGGTTATTTAGTTTAGGATTAAGGGATACTGGAACACCACCTGACGTTATTGATATTAGTAAAACAGTTTTTCAATGGATTCCTAGTAATATTGATAATTTATTTGCCAACCCACAAACTTCTAGTATTATTTTAAAAGAAAAAGATTCTAGTTACTTCTATATTTTTAGGTATTTAAATTCTGGTAGTGAAGATAATCGATTCCAAGCATGGGTAAAGTGGCAAGTAACTGGTCTAATTCAGACTTCTGCAATTTTTACTAATGATCTTACTGTTGTTACTCAACATAAAGATGAATATACACTTAGTTCTGTATCACTAGATGAGTTGCCTACAGGAGACGTTGTAGCAACTTCTACAGGCATTACAGGTAATCCATGCCTAGACATGGCTACAAGGCCCGTACAGCCTGCAGGAGGTGTCAATGCGGTGGTGTATGATTCAACCAATGACATAACTAAAATCTATGTACCTTTTACACCATTTGATAATAAAAAAGGTATAATGTTATTTGCTACACCAGTAGCAGATGTAGGTACTTCTTCAGCAGTTGATGCTGATGCAGGTTACTATTTAGAAGCTACAGCACGTACTGAAGTTGGTACAGGTTACTATTACTTTGAAGTGAAAGGTGATCAAACTAGTTATTCTGATGGTATTGTTATAGGTTATTCTTATGATTTTGAAGCAACTTTACCTAAATTTTATTTTAGAGTATCTGCAACAGAAACAGATTTTTCATCTTCATTAACTATATCAAGAGTAAAATTTTCTATTGGGACTTCTGGTCCTATTCTATTCAGTTCAAAAGCTGATGGTTCTGACGAATGGAAAAATATAGAATATGCAACTAATGCTAATTCTTATCAAGCAAACAGTCCTACAGTACAAAATCAACAACAATTTACTGTACCAATCCATCAACGTAATACTAATTTTGAATTAAAAGTGACAAGTAATTATCCGTATCCAGTTACATTAGTTTCTATGATGTGGGAAGGTGTCTATTCACCACGTTTCTATAGGAGGGCTTAAATATGGCAGCCCTCGCAATCGGGTTAGGACTTAGCGCTGTCACCTCTGTTATAGGTGGCGTTATGGGTGCTAACCAAACATCAAAGAACAATGCCGCTAACAAGAAAGCTGTAAAAGAACAGAAAAAACTTCAGCAAAAAATAGCTAAATCAAGTAATAAATATAATGCTGAAGCATTTGAAGCTAGTGTTCAGAATTATTACGATAACAAAGAATATAACTGGAATACTACAATTAAAAATTGGAAGTATAACCAGCAAATTCAAGACTTCCAATATTTACAGGAAGTAAAAGCATATCAGGGTTCTATTGAAAATACCAAAAATCAGTTAGCTTATAATAAATCTGCTGAAAGAGAGGCTTTTAGAACTGAACAAGAAACTTTTGCTCAAATTTTAGCATCAGATGCATTTAGTCGTGAAGAGTTAATGTTGCAAAATCTTCAACGAGAAGATGATGCAGCTATAATGCAAGCTGGTAGATCAACTGCAAAGAGTATTCAATCTGCAAGTGCTTTAGGTGGTCGTGATCGTAATATGTTAGATATTAATCTTCAAAACCAAGCAAAGGCATCAGTACAATCAATTCGTGATATTGCTGTACAAAGATTTCAAGATGATCAACGTACTAAAGCTGCAATGATGATTAAACCTGATAAGGCTCCTAATCTACCTGTTCCTAAACTATCTCCTGATCAAATTTTTGTCCCTCCTCAAAAATCTGAACCAGGTTATGTAGCACCAGCAGTTACACAAAACCCGTGGTTGCCATTAGTACAAGGTATAGGTGGAGCTGCTTCAAGCATAGCACAAATAGAGCCCTAAATCAAATAATAAACTATGGCAAGAACTGTAAAGTATCAAGGTGCATCGCGCAGTAAAGGTTATCAACCTGCTCGCGTTGATGAAAGTAATGTGGCGCGTCTACGTGAATCCAGTCAAAGAACTGTTAACAACATGCAAGCAATTGCAGACGCTACTATTAAAGATAGAGAAAGAGTAGCACGTGAAGTAGAAGAAAATCAACGTGCAGAAGCAGAAGCAAAGCAAAAGAATTTTGGTATTCAATCCCGAAATATGCAAAATGAAGCTGATCAATTATCTGCTGATAGATCGGCTGCTCAACAACAATACGAAATTAACAGAAAAGAAACAAGCCAATTCTTTGAGTCGTTATCTAGTATAAGTAAATCTGCAGGCCAAATTTATAACAATATTCAAGAGAAACAAGAGCAAAAAGAATATGAGGACCAATCTAAAGAGAAGGCAACACAGGTTGAGGAATACATCCAGTCTCAATACACTGTTGATACACAGAAACGCGGTGTTCAACAAGTACAGACTTTAAATGAAATAGAAAATCAAGGTGCTGATCCACTTGTTACTGAAAAAACTATTTCAAAGGTAAGTGGAAATGCAGAAGCACATAGTATCTCTCAGTCAGCTTCATATGTTAGTTATGGTGGTTTACCAAAAGGATGGAATAACTATGTTGATTTTCATACAAAGGAAAAAGGTTCTCCTCTAAGTTATGAGGAAACGATAGCACTTGTTCATGAGTATAAAGGAAAATATATTACACCAACATTAAAAAAGTTATATAGTTCTAAATCAGTTATAGCAAAAAAGCTTGTAGGAAAAATAGATAATTTTTTTGATTCAGTTCTGAAAACAGAAAAAGCTGGAGAGGTGAAACATAGAAAAACATTAAATTATGAAAAAGCTAAAGAAACTCTAGCGACACTTGGTCCTGAAGAAATTGGAACATATTTACCTCTACAATTAGATATAATTAATAGAAATCATGGAGGTGACTACACTAAAACTTTAGATGATTTACAAGAAATATTAGGAACATCTATTGGTGAAAACGGTAAATATGTATATGGAATTGATGATATTATTAACTTACCTATGGCTTCACATCCCTTATCTACACCAAGTAATGTTAAAACATTTGGTGAATTATTTTCTACTAGAGTTAATAATATCAGAGCAGACAGGGTAACAATTGATAAGCAAGAACGTAAAGACCAAGCAGATGAATTAAAAATTAGCCAAGAACAAACAGAAGCAGAGTTTATGGAAATCGCACTAGCTGATCCTACACCTGCACGTATTGATGATTTACAAGAAAAATATTTTAAATTGTATAGGTCTTTCTCTCAGGAATTAAAAAGACTGGGAGATCATTATACAACTGATCAAAAAACCACAAATTCTGCTGTTCAAGAAATTCTTAAACTTAATCCTGATCAGTTAGATGAGACTCATTTAGCAATTATTAAGGGACCAAATGTTTCTCAAGACGCTGAAGATAAATTTATGGCACGATGGAATACAGGACTTCGTGATCCTGAACATAAAAAAGCTATTGAAAGGATTAAAAAGTCTGGTATTCAAGTGCTTGCTGGTTCTACTGCTTTAGGTACTACTAAATCAGGAGCACCTGGGGTTCAAGGGGCAATACTGAAGTATGAACGAGATTTAAAAAAACTTGCAACACAAATTTATGGAGATGGTAAGGGAATAAATGCAGCTGATGCCTATGATGTAGCAAATAAACAATTGATGGAAATTATTGAGAAGGGCGCAAATAATGAAGAATCACCATGGTATAAAAAAACAGTAAAAAATAAAGTTACTTACCCTGAAATTGAACCTAAAAATATATCTGCAATAGAAGCTACTTCTAGAAAAATTGAAGAGAATAAAAATTACGTTAAAGAAAATGGTGTAGAAGCTTTTTTAAATATTCCTAACTCGGTTATGACAGCAGAAAGGTTAGAGGATGTTGCTGAGAATTATGGTAAACCAGATTTTAGAGCTAATTCTGAAGAGATAGCTCTTTTAGCAATGACACAAGGTTTACCATTACATGAATTGTATAACAGACAATTTAAAGCTGCAGGTCGTACAGAACGATTTGGTTCTCCTTTAGAAAAAGAATCTGGTCCTATGTACACACCAGAAGAGCAGAGGATTTTAAATGATGTTTATGCTAGTGCAGCTGCTAAAAGAAATACGCTGCTTAGTGCTAGTGGTAATAGATCATATAC